TGGTGTGTCTGCCGTCCGTCAGTGCATCCACACGGCCTTGGAACGCCATGAAACGGTGCATTTCGTGCCGGTGGTGGGCAACCACGACCCGGTGCTTGGAATGGCGATGGGCGTTCTTTTGGCGAACGTCTATGAAAACGAGCCACGGGTGATTGTCCACGATGCGCCAACCCTTCGACATTACATCAGGCACGGAAAGACCCTGCTCGGCTTCGTGCATGGCGACAAAACGAAGGATGCGAACCTTCCTGGCATCATGGCGACAGAGAAACCTGAAGACTGGGGCAAGACCCGGCATCGGTATTTCTTCCGTGGCCACCACCACCACGACTCAAGGGTTGAGTTCAACGGTTGCATCGTGGAGCAGGTGAGAACACTCGCCGCGAACGATGCCTATGCCGCAGGCGGTGGGTATCTGTCCGGCAGGGATATGAAGCTGATCGTCATGCACTCGGAGCACGGCGAGGTGGGCCGTACGACCTGTTCCATTGACATGCTGAGGGACGCCGCATGACCGCTACACGCTACATAAACCGCACCTATGCCGCGTATAGGCATCATTTATGAACCGCCGCGACATCCTGAACCGCGCCGCCGATCTGACAGAGGGTGACAGGGACAAGGAATACGGTTCCTGGGCGGACAACTCCCGAGACATCGCGGCCATGTGGTCGGTGATCTTGGGAACGGAAATCCAGCCCCGCGACGTGACGCTGTGCATGGCGGCGCTGAAGCTGGTGCGGCTTAAACGCGGCCCCCACCAAGATTCCTACGTTGATCTTGCCGGATACGCCGCACTTGGGGGCGAGCATGATTGACCACATCAACGACTATGTGTTCCCCGCCGCGTTCTCATTGCTCCCTGAGAAGATGGACACACCAGAGGCGCGGGTGATGTTGCTTGCCATTGGCTTGCAGGAATCCCGGTTCAATCATCGGGCGCAGATACGCGGCCCGGCAAAATCGTTCTGGCAATTCGAGAAGGGCGGCGGTGTTAAGGGTGTTCTTAGCCACTACGCATCGGCACCACACGCCCATGACGCATTGTTGACGCTAAATTACACATTGAGTTCTGCTGAAGCATACGAAGCCATAGAGCACAACGACACGTTGGCGTGTGTGTTCGCCCGTCTGTTGCTCTGGACGCTACCCAGCCCCCTTCCTACGACCTCAGAAGAGGGTTGGGCGCAGTACATCGACGCATGGCGTCCGGGTAAGCCGAAAGCGGAGACATGGCCCGCGTTCTATGCGCAGGCTTCGGCCTTATGCGCTGCATAGGCGCATGTATTTGAACATCTTTCCACCATTTGGGCCGATTGCTCTCTGAAAGTGGAAAAGCGCCCCGAAACGTAACCCGCATTTTACGAACGCGCGGGCCACATCATCAAAGGAGACTGACATGAAACCTTGGTACGCATCCAAAACCCTTTGGGCCAACCTGCTCGCAGGTGGCGTCACTGTTGCAACGGCCTTCGGTCTGGATCTTGGTCTGGACGCAGAGGCACAGGCGCAGGTTGTTGCTGGCGTGATGGTCGTTGTGAATATCGCCCTTCGCCTTGTCACCACTCAGGGCCTTGAGAAGTGACAGTTTGGCTTGTGATGGGAGCCGGTCTCGCCCTTGTGGTTGGGATCGGCTTCTTTCTCTTGCGCGGTGAACGTGCAGGACGCAACGCGGAGAGGGCAGACCATGCCGACAAAGCATTGGAAGCAATCAATGAAGCCATTAAGGCTCGTGATGATGCTCGGCTTGATGCTGACAAGCGCGAGCAGTTGCGCGACCGCTACCGGAACCCCTGACCCGTTCTGCATCATCGGCCCACCGCCTGCTGATATGATACCGGCAGAGGGTGATCCGCATGGGTGGTTGGATGATTTTCTCGCTGTTCATTCGGTGACGTGCTGACATTCCAGCAGCTTCGCTACAAACTCCCTGACTTCATCCTTGCACTGTTCCGGCACCCATACTTCCATGGGGCGAAGGCCCCGAGCGCGTTTGCCTTCGCGCTCTAGGGCTTTGCGTTCGGCGGCGGTGTCAGTCATGGGACTAGCTTCCAATAGCCATAGACGCACCGCGTTCCTCGATCTTGATCATGCAGCCTCCTGATAAGCCCGTTCGATCCATCCCGGATAGGTCGCGCGCCATTGACGCGACCAGTTGCCCGACTTCGTGATCCACTGCACACGGTAGCACGGGATGTAATAGTCGTGGCGCACCATGTCGTACGAGACGATTTCATAAATGCGGCAGATGCCTGCATTACATCGAATGATGTCGCCGACCTTATACGGGTTTTCTTGCATGATCCTGAACGGCGACTTTTCTCGCATGATCCTGAACGGCGACTTTTCATTTTTTTCTTTGCGCTGGAGCGCCATGCGCCACGCCCAAGTGATTTCTTCCCAATCGGGTCCAGGTCGATATGGCAGCAAGGCGTCGGCAGCGCCTTCCGCGCTGCCGTGCCATGATTCGTTTTTGATGATGCGGGTCATGTGTCGCTCTCCTCCTCCCTTAGTTGATACCCCCTAAGGCCCGCCCCATTTCTGGGAGCGGGCCGGTGGGGGTTATTCATGCTCGCGGAGCATTTCGGCCCATATCCCGCTTTCGCCTTCGGGATCATTCGCAGCCTTTTCAGCAAGGCGGCGGCGCAACTCTATTGTTTGCGATTGACGGCGCTCTACATGCTCGCGGCGGCGGCGGTCTGCTGTTTCCTGTTTCATCGGGTGGAACATTTCTCTCTCCCATCGGGGACCATCCCCGTACACAATACATAGTGACTAGTCACACACATTGCAAGCGGGAAATGCGATTATTTCCACCCATCGCAGCTAACAGGGTGGCGGGCGTATTTCATCGGTGTCCCGGAATGTCGTCATCGCCATTGTTAATCATGGCAGCCTGTTGGCAATAGCCATGCCGAGCAATGCCCATAGGGCAGTTATCGCAGGCACCATAGAAGCAATACTCGGGCTTGTGGGTTATCGCTATTGCATCCCGTTCTTTTCGCCTTTTCATGATTGTTTTGACATGCTCGGGCCAATCTTCCGCTTCCAGGTCGAGGGGTTCATCCATCTTCGTTCTCCTTCATGCGTAGCAGCGCGGCGCATAGAGCGAGGGCGGGGGTGTCTCCGCGCCCCGTGGTGTCGTCACGATGATCTCCCCCCCCCCTTCCGAGAACCCAGAGCCACCGGCCCCGGCTACCTCTTTCAAATGCGGAACCGGTGTGCCACCCATCAGGCACCAGCGCCAGCGCGTCATCCACGCTGCGAGTGGGGTCGGGCTTCCCGCCGTCGCTTTTCATGGGCCACGTATTGCGCCAGCCCATCGCCCTCAACACCTCATCACTCAACTCGCGCGACCCTTCGGCGGCGCTTCCAAGGCGGGTTATGAGGTCAGTCATGATTCATTCCTTCCATCGGGCTGCGTTAAAACAACCCCTTGCTGTCCGTAGTGCTGGGCGATGGCGTCCAGGTATCGCGACTTTTGATCTGTCGTCATTAGACGTGTCACAGGCAGGTCGAGCGGTTCCATCATAAGTGCCAGCTTGGTTTCATAGGGCAGGGGCTTAACTACCCTGTCGTACTCCGCGCAAAACCGTTCATTTTCTGCCCGCATGATGGGGACGCCCAACGTCAGCTTGCATTCGCCACGTACCTGCTCCGGTGTCTGGTCGCCCAGTTGCGCGGATATTTCGTTGATCCAAAGGCGCTGCAAGTAGTTCTGCTCGTTGGAGCGTTTCTTACCCTTGGTGATTTCGACAGTGAATGGGCGCTTGTGTGTTGAGAGAAACACATGGAGCGTCACCAGATCGTTGGGGGTGTCAATGATGCGAGTTGTCATGGCTGCTTCGCCGCGTCCATCAGCGCGTCTCCGGGGCAAACGGAATGTCATCCGACAGGTCGGGACCGCCGCCGTTGTAGGACTGCGCACCACCTTGACTGCCGCCACTGTCATATGACGACTGCCCGCCTTCCTGCTTCCCATCCAGCATAACCAACGTGCCGCCGAAACCACGTAGGACGACTTCGGTGCTGTACTTGTCCTGGCCGCTCTGGTCCTGCCACTTGCGGGTCTGCAAAGCGCCCTCAACATAGACCTTGGAGCCCTTCTTCAGGTAACGCTCGGCAATATCGGCGAGCTTGCCGAAGATCACCACGCGGTGCCATTCGGTCTTTTCCTTCTTCTCGCCGGTCTGCTTGTCGTTCCAGGTTTCCGAAGTTGCCAACGTGATGTTGGCGACGGCATCACCTGATTGCATCCTGCGGATTTCAGGGTCTTTCCCAAGATTGCCGATAAGGGTCACGCGATTGACTGATCCAGCCATGTCAGAGTTCCTTCTGATGTTGAAAGTTGTCCATTTCGTCCGCCATCGCGGCTTCCATGTAGGGTGATCCCCATACGATTTCGTGCGCCTCTTCGGCGGTCATTGTGGGGTCTGCATCAAGCAGGGCCTCAATGGCTTCGTCCTGCTGTTCCATCCACCAGTCTTTGACCCGTCCCATTGTCGCCTCCTATGCTGCGAATGAAATGTTGTCGGCCTCACGGGCCTTGAGATACTCGCGGCGGCGCTCAACAGTGCCTTTCAACCCAAGAACGTCACCCCCATCGCCATCGACCAAAACAGGCATGTCTTTCAGCGCCTGTGCAATCAGGGGCTTGGCGTGTTTAATAATATCATCAAGGCTGGCCTCATCTTCCACTGCGTCCACGTCGGCCTGAATCTCGTGAAATTCCTGAGTCAATTTTGTTTTGGTGAGTGGTCCCGCCCAGTCTGCATCCCGTGAGGTTTTCCCACGGGGCAGATCGGGCAGATCGGCGGGCCGATGCTCGTCCGCGTCGTTGCCTTTCTCGCCCGTGGCAATCTGGAACAGCGCCCGCATGTACTGCTTCAATGCGTAGGATTGCGCCGCACCGAATGCCTGCGATCCCATCTTGGCGTTGACCATTGCCGTCCGCGTCTGGCGGTGCGCCCATGTCTCGCCCGACGAATGCGCCAGCGTGAATGCAAAGCGGATAATCAGCCACCCGTTGACGTTCTCGACCGACTCTTCATCTTGAGCGATGATGAGGCCGTGCTTGGAACACAAGGGCCGCACCGCTTCCAGGAAGTCGTCAATGGAAGCGAAGTTGTAATTGCCGTGGCTGTTCTTCTCGCCCTTTCCGAGCTTCGGAACGTCACCCATCACCGCACAGATTGCGGCGGCGACTTTCGGCGGGATTGCCGCGCGGCTGTTAAGTTGGTCGGATACCATAAGGTCTGTCATGACCATTCTCCTGTCGGTTTGTGTGTGTGCCGAAGGTGCATGACCTCCAGCAAGCGCATGTTGAGGGGTGTGCGGAAGGCCATCAGCTTGGCGCGTTCGGCTTCCCAGTGTTTCGCTGCCATGCGGCGGCGGTGCCAGTAGGCTAATAGGTCGCGCATCACCCCTCCTTCCTGACTGCCCGCAGGTAATCAATCTGATCCGCAATCTTGTCGGTCATGCGGTTGTAGGAGGCGTCTGCTGTCTTGTCGTAAGCCTCCGCCTCACTCATGTTCGGGTTGGCCTCAAGCATTTCCTCAATCAGTTCTTCGTGTGCCGCGATGTACAGTTCTTTGATCATGTCACTCTCCCTTGTTATCTGTGATCCAGCCACGCGCCGTTGCCACGGCCTCGATCAGCTTGATCTTGGCGTTGCATTCAGCGTGGAGGGCGGTGTCGGTTTTGTGGGCTTCTACCCAATGCGCCTTGGCTTCCTCAAGCGTGAACCAGCGGCATCCCGCATGGATCATGACGGGCTTGCCGTCGCGGGCGAGAAAGCGATGGCCGCGTGAGTCGCGCCCCGCGTCGATGATTGAGGCACCGCCCAGATAGGCACCGCGCAGATTGGCACCGCCCAGATTGGCGTCGCGCAGATCGGCACCGCGCAGATAGGCACCGCGCAGATTGGCACAGACCAGATTGGCACCGTCCAGATTGGCACCGTCCAGATTGGCGTCGCGCAGATCGGCACCGCGCAGATAGGCACCGCCCAGATAGGCACCGCGCAGATTGGCACCGCCCAGATTGGCACCGTCCAGATTGGCACCGTCCAGATTGG